AAAGATCTTGCAGGAGTGTCTGCTTCTCAGGTAGAGATGCAATCTGGTATTCAATTTTATGATGGTATTACAACCAAAGAAATTCAAGAAATTTTAATTAAATCTGCATCTGATTTAATTGATCTTGATAGTCCAAACTATCAATACGTTGCAGCAAGACTTCTTCTATTCTCTCTTCGTAAACAACTTTTTGGAAAGATGTGGGATTTCCCACATCTTAAAAACCACATTCAACAATGTGTTAGTAAGCAAGTATATGATGCAGAAATCTTTACTAAGTATTCCTCTGAGGAAATTGAAAAGGTTAATAACTGGATCGATCACGACCGTGATATGCTTTTTACTTATGCAGGTCTTCGTCAAGTAGTAGATAAGTATCTTGTTCAAGATCGATCTTCTGGAAAGGTGTACGAAACACCACAGTTTATGTATATGATGATTGCTCTGACAATTTTTGCAGGGTATCCCAAAGAAAAAAGACTCTCTTATGTAAAGAGGTACTACGATGCAATCTCAAAACACAGAATCAACATCCCAACACCAATCATGGCGGGAGTTCGGACACCACTCCGTCAATTTGCATCTTGTGTTCTCGTTGATGTTGATGACTCCCTCGATAGTATCTTTAGCAGCGATATGGCTATTGGTAGGTACGTCGCACAGAGGGCTGGTATCGGCATTAATGCAGGCAGAATCCGTGGCATCAACGCTAAAATCAGAGGCGGAGAGGTACAACACACAGGTGTTGTCCCCTTCCTTAAAAAGTTTGAATCAACTGTACGATGCTGTACACAAAACGGCATCAGAGGTGGTTCTGCTACAGTTCACTTTCCTATCTGGCACCAAGAAATAGAAGATATTATTGTTCTTAAGAACAATAAAGGAACAGAAGATAATCGAGTGAGAAAACTTGATTATTCGATCCAACTCTCAAAGATTTTCTATGAAAGATTCATCCAAGATGGAGACATCACGCTATTTAGTCCCCACGATGTCCCAGGTTTGTACGATGCTTTCGGCACTGATAAGTTTGATGATTTGTATAAAACTTATGAATCTGATGGATCTATTCCGAAGAAAACTATCAAGGCTCAAGAACTTATTCTAAATCTTCTGAAAGAGAGAGCAGAGACTGGTCGTATCTACATTATGAATATCGACCATTGTAATTCTCATTCATCATTTAAAGACAAGATTGAGATGAGCAATCTGTGTCAAGAGATTACTCTTCCAACATATCCTCTTAATCATATTGATGATGAGTTTGGTGAGATTGCACTTTGCATTCTTTCTGCTGTTAATGTAGGTAAGATCAAATCTGATGAAGAACTTGAAGACCTCTGTGATCTTTCTGTTCGTGGACTTGAAGAACTAATTGATTATCAGAACTATCCTATTAAAGCAGCAGAGATTGCTACAAAAGCACGTAGGTCTCTTGGAGTGGGGTTCATTGGTCTGGCTCACTACCTGGCTAAACTTGGATTCAAATATGATTCTCAAGAAGCTTGGGATGCAGTTCACGGACTGTCTGAATCTTTCCAGTATTATCTACTCAAGTCTTCAAATCAAATTGCCAAAGAGAAGGGACACTGTGAATACTTTGGTCGTACAAAGTATTCAGACGGTATTCTTCCAATCGACACTTATAAAAAAGATGTTGATGGAATTTCATCACAGGAGTTAGATCATGATTGGGAAAGTCTTAGAAAGTCAATTTTGGAACACGGACTCCGACACAGCACATTGTCCGCACAGATGCCTTCGGAGAGCAGTTCCGTTGTGTCAAACGCAACAAATGGGATCGAACCACCTAGAGATTACTTGTCCGTTAAAAAGTCCAAGAAAGGTCCTCTTAAGCAGATTGTCCCCCAGTATAGCTATCTCAAGAATAACTACACTCTTCTTTGGGATATGGCTTCTAATGAAGGTTATATTAAGATCGTCTCCGTAATGCAGAAGTTCTTTGATCAAGCAATTTCTGGAAACTGGTCTTATAATCCAGAAAACTATCCAGACAATGAAGTTCCAGTTTCTGTAATGGCAAATGACTTTTTAACTACGTATAAGTACGGATGGAAAACCTCTTATTATCAAAACACTTATGATAATAAGACAGATGAAATTAAAGATGAAAAGTTAAATAGTATTAGCGAATTAGTAAATGACATTTTAGAAAACGGAGAAGATGACTGTGAAAGTTGCAAAATTTAGAGTTAACTCGCAAGAAGAATCAATGCTCAAGGGAATTACCGTCTTTAATACAAATGATGTTGATTCCAAAAAGCAACCAATGTTTTTTGGAAATCCATTAGGAGTTCAAAGATATGATTCCTATAAGTATCCAGTTTTTGAAAAATTGACTCAACAACAATTAGGATACTTTTGGAGACCAGAAGAAATTTCTTTACAAAAAGATCGTGCAGATTACCAAACACTTCGTCCTGAGCAAAAACACATCTTCACTAGTAACCTTAAGTACCAGATCCTCTTGGATTCTGTACAAGGGCGTGGTCCTGGGATGGCTTTTATCCCTTACTGCTCATTACCTGAATTAGAAGCTTGTATGACAGTATGGGAGTTTATGGAGATGGTTCACTCCAGATCTTATACTTATATAATTAAAAATGTTTATTCAGATCCATCTGAAGTATTTGATACTATCTTATCTGACGATAGGATTATTGAAAGGGCTAAGTCTGTAACTAATGCTTATGATGATTTTATAAATTCAGCTCATCAATATGACTCTACAAACTCTTGGGTTTTTGCTCAAGAAGGAGCTGGACATCATAGAGATGAAAGACTTGAATTGAAAAGAAAACTTTATAGGGCTGTAGCTAATGTCAATATTCTCGAAGGTATCAGATTCTACGTGTCGTTTGCTTGCTCGTTTGCGTTTGGTGAACTCAAGCTTATGGAAGGATCCGCTAAAATCATCTCTCTCATCTCAAGAGACGAAAATCAGCATCTTGTCATTACTCAAAACATCCTCAACAAATGGCGTTCTGGAGACGATCCGGAAATGCAACAAATTGCTAAAGAGGAAGAAGAATGGGTAAGATATGCTTTTAAAAACTGTGTAGATGAAGAGAAGTCTTGGGCAAAATATTTGTTTAAAGATGGATCTATGATCGGATTGAATGATAAACTTCTACATAATTATGTCGAATGGATTGCTAATCGTCGTATGAAAGCAATTGGACTTAAGCCAGAGTATGATATTCCTGCAAAGAATAATCCTCTTCCTTGGACTGAGCACTGGATTTCTTCTAAAGGACTTCAAGTTGCTCCTCAGGAAACTGAGGTAGAATCTTATGTTGTTGGTGGAATTAAGCAAGACCTCAAAAAGGATTCATTTGCTGGATTTACATTGTAACAAAAGTTACAAAACAACTTGACTATATATCGTAGTGGGTATATGATATACCCATCGTTCGTTCACCATCCTAGGATGGTGAATGCAAGTAGGACGGCGAAACGGATCGTTTATCTATGGAAGCATTTCTACTAACTTGTTTACAATCTCAATTCATCATATCTAGAATTAGTAATAATTCTGATCTTTCGGATAAAATTAAGAATGATCTGACTTGGGAAGTAAAACAAGTTACAAATAAGAAATGTAACATAGACGCAAACCGACCGAAGGAACGGAATTTTAATATACCGTAAGGTAAACAATTCGTTTCTAAGGAGAAATTCAATGACCACTGCAACCTATCGTGGCGTTTCATATAACGTCGAAGAGCATAAGATCAATGTTCTTGCTTTAATCAAGGAGCAACTTGAGAAAGAACAGCGTAGAAGAAGTGCACAGATGTCTGTAATTAAAAAATGAATATTTAAAAGAGGGGTCATAGACCCCTCTTTTTTTATAAATAATTTTAAATGACTAGTGTTATGTCTAGAATTTCTCATTTATACGAATCATATTTAGAAATTTACGAAAAGAATATTAGCTTTGAAGTGGGTGGAAGAAGGACAACTGGACTTCGTAATATGACTAAGAAGGATGCCGAGAGACACTCTCCAAAGGCGGCAGAGAAGCATAAGGAGGAGAGGGGTAAGGTCGGACTACCTAAGTTGAATAAGGAGAGCGTAGAGAACGATCTGGATCTCTATGATCAGTTCTATTACTTTATTACAGAAGCTTTAATCGAAAATAATTTTTGCAATTCTTTTGAATCGGCAGAAACAATCGTTGAGAATATGAGTGATGCGTGGGTTAATAATATTTTTGAAGAATATCTAGAAGAAAAAGCAAGAGGTAAGAAAAAGAAGGGTGGTACAGTACACGCTTATGATGTTGATGAAACTCTCTTTAGTCACGGTAAAAAGGGAAAACCAAGCGTTAAAGTTCACGTAAAGAATGAGAAAGGTGAAAGAGTAAAGAGTTTAAGTAACCAAGAATTCAATACTCATAAGTTAGATAAAGGTCATAAGTATGACTTTGGTGAGTTTAAGAGTTCTGATAAGTTCAAACAAACTTCATCACCAAACAAAAAGGTAATAAAAGATATTAAGAGAAAACTTAAAAGAGGAAAAAATGTTCATCTAGTTACTGCACGTTCTAAGTTTGACGATACGGATAAGTTCCACGGTCATCTTAAGAAGCACGGAGTAAACGTAGACAAGAAAAACATTCATTACACTGGTGGAATGAAGGGTAGTGATGTTGGAGAGAAGAAAGCAAAGATCGTTAATGCAATTGCTAAAAAGTCAGGGGCAAAGAAAGCGGCTATGTATGACGACGCTGCAAAGGTACATAAGGGATTCAAAAAGGCTCAGAAGGAGAAACCCACATCAATGAAGTACAAGACTAAGATGGTCGCTCCAGACAAGAAGGATGGAGAGTCAAAAGTACGTCCTTACAGAGCTGGAGATAAGTAGCTTGACAGGGGCTTGAGATACCCCTATAATAACTCTGTCAGAGTTGAAAAAATATAGTAGCTTAAATACTTTAAGATACTATAGAGACCAACTTGTCAACATATAATAATCCCTGGATTTATAATGACCAACCTTTTGAGACTGATGACATCAAAGATTATTTTGGTTTTGTATATCATATACGAAATCCTTATAATAATCGCTGTTATATTGGAAGAAAGTATTTTTGGTCTTTTACGAAAGATAAGGGGAAAAAAAGAAGAAGTAAAAAAGAAAGTGATTGGAAAAAGTATTATGGATCCTGTCCAGAACTCAAAGAAGATTTAAAAAAATTTGATAAAGAATCTTTTGAAAGAAAAATTTTAAGTCTTCATAAGACATTAGGTAAAACAAATTACGAAGAAACTAAACAACTTTTTTTGAATAACGTTTTATCTGAATGTCTTGACAATGGTAGTCCTATGTACTACAATAGCAACATTCTCGGACGTTATTACAGGAAAGATTATTTTTATGAATAATTTGAAGATGAGAGAAGTGTGTTCTAGCACACTAGATCATTATATTGATCGTATGCACATTTTGAGTGAAAATCAAGAGTGTCAAAATGCGATTGCATTATATGAAGAAATCGAAGAATGGATGATCGACAAAGATCAAGAAGTAATGTTCATTGATTTTACTTAAGTATAAATACTTATTCATATCATTAGTATTTGATTATTTTTAGAGCCGTGGAAGATGCCT